CAACAATAAAAACTGTTTGTGCCAATTTATAATTACTCTCACTGATTGCTGGATTTGGTCCCGAATCTTCAATTGTGAATTTTCTTAAATCAAATCTGCCATAATCATTTTCTGTACTAAATTGGTTAATATCAGTAGGAGTATCTCTTCTCAGTTGAATAGCATTGCCTTGAATACTATAAGTTTTACCTTGTGAGTGTGTTACCTTATATTTAATCCATGCGTTGGATTTTGTAACTCCTGCATTATCATTCAATCCGATTATATCGATAAAGGTGGTTCCCTCTACTGACGTTTTTAATAATGTTAAATTACTTGTACCAAAAGTGAATGGAGTTGTTCCATCTTTTCCTATACCAACAGGATAATCACCAGAAATACCAACACTAACAAAAAATTGAGCCGCAGTATTTCCAGCAGGTCCTGATATCCCCATCATTGTACCAAAGGGTCCATATTTAGGATATGTTGTGTTATTATTACCATCACTAAAACGACAGAATATTACAGAATCATTATATTTTGGAATTGTTGGTGCTGCTGGTGGTAAAGTTCCTCCAGGAATAGATCCAGGACCCCAAAGTGTCCAATTACTTGTAATATTGCAGTTTTGTGTTGCACCCGATGCGCCCGATGTTACTCCTACCCAGTAATATATTGCCATTTAAGTTTCCTTTCAGTAAGTACTCTATATATAAAAAGAAACACCCCCGTGATCCAGCTGCAGCTGGCGGGGGTGTCGGACGAGAGATTCTATCTCCCGTGGGGTTAGTCGTCGGCGAGCTTTTTGAAGTATTCAAGAGCGTCCGTGGAATCATCTACCTCATCTTCAACGGGAGCCTTCTTGGTCTTAGAAGTGCCACCCCACTGCTTTTCGGCGAGTTCTTCCTCATCAACATCCTCCGCCGTACGCTGACCCATAGGCGCCTTACCACGGATATCACCCTTTAGAACGCTCTCAAGCTTCGTCTTCAGTTCCTCATAGGTCTTGAAGTTAGAAGGAGCAATAAGTTCCTTCAGTGAGTGCTGAGAACGCCATACCTTCTCCAACTGTGCATCGTCACCACCTAGAAGTGGTGACGATGAATCAAACTCAGACTTGTCATAGTTGACATAACCGCCAACATTACGAACCTTGAGTTTGAAGTTTGCTCCAGTCCAGAAGTTGAATGGATCAATTGGTTCTTCATCATTGAATTCAGGCTGCATTGCCTCCTGAACCTTCTCAAAGATCTTTTGACCGTACTTGAACAGGAACACCTTACCCTCGTTCTGAGGATTAGCAGGATCGCTAACCACCAGAATATTGGAGATGTAGTTTAGCTTTCGCTTACGCTGCCGTGCAAGATCCTTGTCGCTGTCCAGACCACTCTTCCAGAGTAGGCTGTTCATTTCTGAAACCGGATCCTGCTTTCCAAGAGTGGTCAGTGAGTTTTCAATGTACCAACCACCTGGACCTTGGAATGCGTGGGAGTAGAGCTTGACCCACGGAACATCCTCACCATCAATAGTGGGGAGGAATCGGATAACAGCAAAACCGTTCTTTGCCTTATCCAGAGTAGGACGCCAGAAACGCTCGTCCTTGTAATCCTTCTTACCGCCTTCTTCTTCTGCAAACTTCTTGACTAGAACATCGATGCTAGTCTTTGACTTCTTCTTAAAATCGCTAAATGAACTCATAAAATCTCCTTCCCGAAGATCTCCTTCGGACTAAACTAAAAGGTGGGAACTCCCCACCACCAACAACACAAGTATACCACACCACCACTCGCCGTTCAAGCAAAAGGTAGTGAGTTCTTTTTTCTTGGCAAAAGATTTAACTTTTGACCCTCTTCCTGTATTTTTTCAATTATTGGTTGGGACAAAAGTTTAGGGGACACAGTAATATCAATGGAGTTTTCCTCCAAAATATAAATTATTGCGTCCATGTAGGAACATTCTTTTTCTTTTACTCTATTTTCGACTTTCTTAGAAAAGTCTTCTTTGGTTAATTCAATAAACATATGTTATCCTTCTATTTATATTACCATTATACATAGTTCTTAGAAGGAATCAAGATGCCATACACATTAGATAATATTTTGGTTACAACTGCTACAGGTGACGCATATTTAGCAACAGACTGGGGAACCAGTGGTACTGGATTTACTCAATCACATGTTCCAATTAATAAAGTAGCATACGGTGATGATACTACTACAACCAGAGTAACAACCGCAACACCACTTCCAATCTATATTTATGGATCAACCGGAAATCTAGGTATAACGGGAACAATAACAGGAACCGGAACCTTCTTTGTTGGCCAAACAGGCGCAGGATCATTCTTAAAAATTGCAGGAACTACATTCTCAACAATACCAGTTGGAGTAAGCGGTGCAATTCAAGGGATGACCAATGGAGTTCTAGTTGGAATTACTGGAACGATAACTGTAAGAAATACAGAGTATGGTATTTTTGGTATTTCTGGAGCAACCGCTGTAGGAATTACTGGCGGGAGAAGACTAAATTCTACTACAGATTCTGTTACAGTTCACGGAAATGTTGGGATCAGCGGAAGCATCAATCTAACAGAATCAACAGACAGTATACGAGTGTATGGACATAATGGAGATACTAAAGTTCCAACTAAACTATATGCATCTGATGGTACAACTTTAGGTTATTCTGGAGACTCCTTAAAGGTAGCAGTAACAAATGCAGGATTTACCTTTAGCGTAAGCATAGGAGCAACTGTTGGAGTTGCAAATTATGATTCTAATGGGCTAATGATAAAGGGAACAGGAATTACAAGTGATGCTCCTGTTTTGATAAAAGGTATAGGTTCTGGTGGAGCAATAACCGTCACTGCAACAAGCTCATTGCCAGTATCAATTCAGGGTGGAACAACATTTGACACATCATCAATACTTCTTTCACTAGGAACCACTGGTTCGATTTATACTGTACTGAACAATATTAAAACTAATACAAATACAGTTTCTAGTATAAACGAAAAATTAAACAATGGCACTATTCAAGTGAAGATAATTGATAACACTAAACCATCAACCGTAACGAGTGGCATAAAAACTGCAACAACAACTGCATCTCAAATTGCCACAACATCACCAAGACTAACCTCTGGTATACACATAAAGGCATCTTTATCTAACACAGGAGTGGTATATGTTGGGGGAAACAATCTTCTAACTAGATCTAATGAAGGATATCCTCTAGAAAGAGGAGAATCAATGTTTCTTGAAGTAGGTTCTTTAACTTCAGTATATGTTAGATCAACAGATGGTCGTCAAGATATTAATTACATAGCTTCATAAAAATGAATCCAAGCAACATAAAAAAATCAGTTGCTGTAAGCAGAAACAAAAATCAAGTTAAAGCAAATTCTAATCTTGTCACTGCTAGAACTGGTTTGTTTTATGGATTGGAATATAAAAGAACTCTTACAGATAAAGTAAGCACTGTATCTGGTCTGGTTGCGACCCCAAATGTTATTTACTATTCAAACCAAACAAAAGTATTCTTTGATTTTTCAGATCCCAAAAACACAGCAAACACTACAGATGAATTCAATAAGTTCTGGAAAAACATCCCATTAAACTCTACCTTTACTGTAACAAATGGTGAGGTATATAATCAAAAAAACGAAAAACTATATGATGTGTCGGGAACTTATGTCTTAACAGAAATTGAAAATAATATTGTATTTGCAAATGTGACAACAACAGACAATATCGATGTTGATATTAATTTATATTCTAAATTAGAATTTAAAAAAACTCCAATATTTGAATTTTCATCAACACCCACAAGCGGTGATAGTATATCGACTTTTGTGATAAATCATTTTGGAGAAAATACAAAATCATCTTTTACATACATGGGTGCAATTATTGGAGATTATCTATTAATTCAAAATCAATCAAATAGTTACGAAATAGAAGACATAAAAATAGATTCAGAGGGGAAAGAAATAATAAAAGTAAAGGGTCTTTTGACAGAGGAAAATAGAATAGGAACAAAAACTCTAGTTCAACTTTTAATTAAAACTTTACCAAATCAGGAAATTCCAAATATAGATCTCATGGATTCCAATCTGGGTTCTTGTACACTAGGATCATCTTGTTATGAAAATCAAACAGAGATACAGTGTAGATTAAGAACAAAAGGTAGCACGAATGCTACCTTTAGGGCTGGTCTTGGATGTTCTGGAAACAGTGTTAGATTTAGGCCTCAAGAAGAAATATCTTCCTCGGTTTCTTCTAACGATGAAGTTGTTGCTAGACTTCTTAATGATATATCAAAAAATATTTCATCTAATCCAAAATCCGGTAGAATATTTTAAACTCTACGAACTGACTTTACCTTATTACTCTTTGGCATATCAAGAGAAATCTTGTTCATCTTATGATTTACATCTTCAAGTTGATCTTGCATTTCGTAGAAACGATGAAACAGAGTATCGTTCTCCCTCTTATACACCATAAGTTCGTCCCTTATATCGTTCTTCGTAGTATATTGTTCATACGGCAGAAGAATGATTGACCATACATTAGCAAGACAAGAGAACATAAGACAAATAGCAACAACAATTCGGTCACCGCCAAGAAATGCTCCAGCACCAATACCAATTGCAAGACACGACAGAAGATTCAAAATCCTAATTTTACTCATAGAGTTTCCTTTCATCATCAGAGAGTAGTTCAAAACCAGTATCCGTAGTATACCAAATCTCATCAAACATTTCAATACACCAAGGTAAGCAGTGTTTGCATGGTTTGGAGTTACGAAGTTGCTCAAATCGATTCATACGGATATTGACCAGTTTGAGTTTACGAAGATCCTTCTTGTACTTTTTTGGAAGTTTATTAAAGGCATCTAGTTCAGAGTGAACACATCCAATAACATAACCATACTTGTTTGCCAGTGGATGAGTCTTAAAAACATTTGTACCAACAGAAACAAGTTTGCTCTTATGGTAGATTAAACTTACATGCTTCTTTTGTCGCTGAAGACCTAGACAAATTGGCTTCACATCACGAAGAATATCATTGAAGTCGAGAATCATAATCAAGCGTTTCCGATTGGGTTCGAACCAATGACCTGCCGCTTAGAAGGCGGCTGCTCTATCCAACTGAGCTACGGAAACGAATATGGACATAGTATACTAGATACCATGTCCATAGTAAAGTGTGTTTAAATTATTAAACGCTAAGTTGTAGATCTGTCGGATTGATAACGCTCTTTGCCGGAGGAACGAAAAGACCACCAACAATCACGGTTGTATAATGATCTTCAAGTTCCTTCTGTGCAGGAACGCTGAAAACTACATGCTTATTATCAATGGTGATTCCCTCTTCAAGATTAGCATATGGTAGCCACTTGGCAAACATAAGCTTACCTTCCTGGGTCGGCAGAAGAACTGCCGGGTCCTTTAGAGTAATGTTTCCTTCACCTTCAATAACATTCGCAATAATTTCTTCACCACTGACAAGACGAGTAATTAAAACATTTGACATAATATCTCCTTAATTTTCACACTGACAACAACGACCCATAATACGATCCCAAAGCGAACACTTTGGGGGTTTATCCACCGGCCAACATTGACCGGTTACATCTTCTAAGCAATTTGAGTTTTTGACATCAATTGCACGGGATGATGCTTCAATGAATTCATCTTCTGTGAATAGAAGATCAACACATCTACCATCAATCACTTTCTTTACATGAATATATTCATTGCTCATAAAAACATCCTTTATAATGGAGGCCGGGGGAGTCGAACCCCCGTGTACTCTATACTTATGTATAAGCCCTACATGATTAGTTTCTTTTCATAAACAATTTCGTAAGGTAAGAAACAAACTTACGAATTGCTTTGACTGTTAATTTCGAATCGTTTACCAGTCACTCACGATTCTATCAGATTTGAGAAGTCAGGAATTATCTGAGTCACTTCCTGTACCCTCTTGACGGTCCTAGTGAATTAAGGATCGACTGTTTCTCAAGCAGCCATTGCAAATGCTCTAGTATTGGCATTTGTGGTTTGGTTGTTTTTAACGAAGCCATCAACCATCTTCGTCATGCTCTTTTACACTTGTCTAGAATATCGAATCCGATTGGCCCCCTTAGTCTTGCTTGTGGATCTTAATCTTACCACCACTCATGGTATAATTCAAGTCCCTTTTAATAATTCCGCCTTGTTTTCCTGCTTCAATTTGGGCAATGACTCTAGCATTTCCTCTGCCCTTTGGCACATTGGTTATATTGATTGCACCCTTTGCTACGCCGCCGAAGTTTCCTGAAATTTGTCTAGTGTTGCCCTTTGGTCCTACCAAAAAGAAAGAACCCTGATGACGAACAACATGGTGTTCTTCACCGGGTTGACCTTCTTGGGTTCTAACTACTACTGAAGCAACTTGTCCGTCCTTTAGACCCTTGAGAGTTTCTACTTCTCCCTCGTATCGTTTGGCGTGTTGTTCTTGCTTCTTTGCCGCAACTTTACCAGCAGTCTTTTTATTTGCTGCCTCTTTTCTTGCGGCCGCCCGTTTTTTGGCAGCAGCAAGTTGTCTAATCTTTTCACCAACGGCAATAGACATTCTTTTATTTTCTGACTCCATGCCCTTTTGGTGCAATGCTGCTTGTCTGAACATCTTTGGGGAGCTTTCTTGTAAAGAACCCCATGCCCTCGACTTGACTAACGATTCTAAAAGTCCTCTGAGTGTTTTCATATAGTACCTCAAAGGATATTTATAATCAAAATCACTTCATCCGAGCGAGTTTCATTGCACGACGCTTCTTTGAACCCATCTTACGACGACGCCCAAACTTTGTATGTGTTCCTTTGCGACTCATATATTCTCCTTAATTAAAGTAGTCCCATCTCTTCATGTCAAATAAGAAATCATCACTTTCTCCTACGGCTTGTCCCAAGTGCAAGAGTAAACATGCCAAGCGCAAATGCTCCGGGAACAGGAACAGCTTCCATGTAGTAGAAGTTGTCCATTATGAAATGCTTACGATTATCAAACTGGCCTGAAATGTTATTCCAAATCAATAGTGTGTTCATTCGTAGTCTCCTCTGTCGGTCCACTTGTCTTCGTCCAGTGTTTCGTCCCACTCGCCGTCTTCGTCCCACTCGTCTAGGGGTTCGTAGAGCGGTTCGTCCACGGTCCAGTCATCAGGGGGCGAGTCAGGATCGTACA